GGGATAACTGGGGGGCGTCCGGCGTCGCCGCCATGATGGACGCATTTGTTCCGCCGTTTAAATCCGGATACGCTTACGCGATGCGGATGGGTAGTGGGACAGGTCAAGTATTGTCCGAGGCTCTATCCGGGGCGGGCTGGATGCTTACCGGCATGGGATTTCCAAAGGACGGAACCGGAGTGGATGCGACAGGGACGGAACTATACGGAAAGGATTATTTTTATCAAGACATCGTAAACGAGCTGTGCCTCATCGTGTCTTTCTATTGGTACAGCAGCGCGGTTGCGGGCGTGTGGAGCGTCTATTGGCACTACTATCGCTCGAGCTCGAGCGGCGCTGTGGGGTTCCGGCTAGCCTGTTACCCTGTGTGACCGAGCGATAGCGAGGGATTGTAAAAATGGGCATAAACAGCGAAGCGCAGTTAAACAGAAAATACATGGAGTTTATCAAATTGCTGAACATTTATTTAAATCATTTTCCGCGTCACGAAAAGTACGCACTGGCCAACAGGATCAGGAGCACGGCTTATGAGCTTTACGATCTCATTTCGGAAGCGCAGAAAAGATATTTTAAGAAAACAACTTTAACTGAGCTGGATATCACGCACGAGAAGTTAAGGATGCAGTTGTGTCTCGCCCACGAACTCGGATACTTCGCGTTCAAATCGGGCAAGGCGATTGAGGAATCGAAAGACGATACCGGTAGCCGTAGATTCGTTACGATCAGCGCGATGGTCGATGAGTTGGGGAGAATGATCGGCGGTTGGATACAGAAAATTAAAGAATCAAAGCAGTGGTAAACGGGTGACATACTAAAATGTGCCTCATCGTGTCTTACAATTGGAACAACAGCACGAATGCGGGCGTGTGGAGCGTCAATTGGAACAACAATCGCTCGAACTCGAACAACAATGTGGGGTTCCGGCTAGACTACTGCTCAAACCTCAAACCTCGAACGGGAACAGTGGAGCAACAGGGATATGTCATCCGGCTTTAAGCGAAATCTGACGGAAGACCTCTTTTTGGTAGGGAAACCGAAGACCAGAGGAACGGAAACGAAATGAAGAGATACGGCAATTTGTTTGAGAAAGCTTTTAGTATGGAGAATCTTTATCATGCTTATCTCAGCGCCAGGCGCGGCAAGAGATCCCGCCGGGCTTGCTTTGAGTTCGACCGCTATGCCGGATCAAACCTTAATGCCCTTCATGACGCGCTGCACGCGGGAACGTACCGTCCTGATCCGTATCATGAGTTCGTCGTCATGGAACCGAAAAAGCGTATTATCCACGCACCGAGTTTCCGAGATGTAGTTGTTCAACATGCCATTTATCGCGTTATATACGATATATTTGACCAATCCTTTATTGGTCAATCCTTTGCTTGCCGCCTCGGATACGGCACGCATAAGGCGGCGGCATACGCCCGCAGGGCGATGCAAAAATATTCCAGCGATGAGTATATTCTTAAGATGGACATCCGGAAGTTCTTTTATTCTATCGATCGGACCGAGCTGCGCATTCTCATCGAGAAAAAAATCAAGGACGATCGGCTGATTGATATCATGATGATGTTTGCCGAAATGGAAACACAGCGAGGTATCCCCATTGGAAACCTGTTAAGTCAGATTTATGCGCTGATTTATCTTAACCCGATGGATCACTTTATCAAACGCATTTTAAAGATCCGGCATTATGTCCGCTACGTCGATGACTTTCTGCTGATTGGATTAACCAGGGACAAATGCCTGGATATGCGCGGAAGAATTGTTGCTTTCCTGCGGGAAAAACTCAGACTTGAGTTATCAAAAAGCACTATCGCCAAAGTGCGCAAAGGAATTAATTTTTGTGGATACAGAATGTGGAGATCGCGGATATTCATCCGGAAATACAGCCTATGTAAATTCCGCAGAATGGTTAAGGCGGGAAAACAAAAAGCGGTCAACTCCCTGCTGGGGCATGCGCTAAATACACATTCGCTTTTTTATATGCTGAAAATAATCAAGGAGAAAATAAATGGCATCGATTTACAGATACCAAAAAATTATAGACGAAATTACGACGCACTGCCTGCTTGAGCCGGATTATAATTTACTAGACGCAGAAGAACGGATCGTCGAGCTGTGTGAACTGGACGGGTATACATATATCAGCGTACCGGACGGAATTAAACTACCCATCCAACCGGAAAATATCTCTGTGGAAAGTGTTAAATTGACAGTCGACTTAGCTGATGCAATCAAAAAAATATCTCCGCACATTGCCCTGATTAATGAACGAGTAGTTAATATGATCCGCGAGAAGTATAGCGTAAACGACGAAATCAAAATGCTGCGAATAGGGCCGAGCGACGAAACCGCAACTTACAACATGTACACAGAAGAGTGTCGCGCCTGGGGTCGGTCGGAAAAGCTGAAACTCGGATTTTAAGGAGTTGTTGTTATGGCAAACATCAAAAAAATAACGCATCTGTGGAATGTAACCGGCCTGACAGTATATTGCATCATCCGTCGCGACGCCGATGGCTATTTGCTAAACGATGCGGACGGAGCTTTTGCATCCGGCCCGGCTGATCCGTACGTCTCTTTGGCCGAGGACGCGACGATCAAGGGAATGTATGAGCTTTCAGAATCGCGCAGTGTCTGGGACAACGGCAAATATTCGGTGGTTGTATACCGGCAAACCTCGGCATCTCCGGCCCCTGCGAGCGATATCGTTATCGGAGCCGGGACGATGGAAATTAAATCCGATGCGGAAGTGGTAAACGCGAACGTTCAATCCCAGGACAACATAGATTTCGGCGCATCGCAGAAAGCCTCACTGAACGCGGCAACGCCAGCCAGCATACAGAGTTACGGCACGTTGGTCTCCGACATCGCCACGGCAGTTTGGGGAGCTGCAACACGGACTTTAACGGCGATATCCGACTCAACCGGCATTACCACCCTATTGACCCGCATTGCCTCAGCCCTGACCATTACCGGCGGCAAGGTCGACGTCAACGACAAGACCGGCTTCGCGCTTACATCCGCCTATGATTCATCCAAGACAGCAGCGCAGGCAGGCGCGAAGATGGATCTGGTTGATGTGCCGAACGCGACGGCGATTACCGCTCTGCAGAGCGGCATGGCCACGAGCGCAAATCAGACGGCCATTAATAATAATATTCTGGCAGTTCCGGCGGCGGTGTGGGCAGTGACGACGCGGACGCTTTCTTCTTTCGGTTCGATTGTTTCAGATATTGCAGCGGCGGTCTGGGCTTATGCCACCAGGACAATATCCGGCGTATCGTCTTCAATATCCTATCCGGTGCTTTCCGGATCAGTGAAGCAGGATTACATTGCCGCAATCAATAATCTCGTTCCCGGCAGCGATCTGCCGCTGGGCGAGACAGAGGCTATTTTCGCCATCAATCAGGCAATCAAAACTTATTCCACCACAAAACCTCGCGTCGTTGTGGAAGATGAAGACGGCAACGGCACTATAGATTATGCGATTGCGCTGCTGGCAGACTGGTCGGACGGCTTCTCGGTTATTAAAGCGATTGAATATCCAGTCGATGACGACGAAGCGGCGGTTAATGTCCTACAGGACGACGCCTGGCAGATATACCAAAAGCCGACCGGCAAGCAGTTGCGCTTTTTGGAAAACACGCCATCTACTTCGGACGACATCCGCATATCATATACATCACTGCATGTCTGCACGGACGACGCCTGCACCATTCCTGCGATTGACGAAGGCGCGGTCCAGATGCTGGCGGCGGCTACTTTCTGCGATATGCTGGCAACTTACTACGCGCAGACTTCCGACAGCGTGATCCAGGCCGACAGTGTGGATCACAAGAGCAAGGCTTCGGAATATGCGTCCCGTGCACGCACTTACCGTCAGCAATATTTGAATCATTTGGGAATAAAGGAAGGTTCGGTCGCTCCGGCCAGCGTGACCAGGGACCAGGATGCGAAGACCAGCCACGGTATGGATGGAATGACGCATAAAAAACGTTTTAGATAAAGATTGCCACGCCGCGCGAGGCGCGGCTCGCAATGACAAATAAAGTATTGTCATTCCCGCATAGGCGGGAATCCAGGGAAAGAAGATGGACGTTAAGACAGTTGTAAATTTGGAAGGACTGAAGGAGCTGACGCGGAAATATCCGGAAGCGTCAGACAGGGCGCGCGTAAGCCGGACTACCGAAGTTCTTCTCCTTTTGGAACGTGTAGTCAAATTGAAAACACCGGTCGGCGCTGGTCCTAGTCATTTGCGCGATACGATATTTCAGAAAGTGCAACGCGGAGCACAGGCAATCATCGGTATTTTGGGAACTCCATGCGCATACGGTGAACCGGTC